CCGTGAAAGTTGTTTACAACAAGACCATTGCGAAGACCACCAGACTCACCGAAGTCAGCGTTCATTAAGCGTGAATCTTCGTCACGCAATAGTTCCATGAACACAGGGTCAACAACAAGCCATCTGCCATCTGTATCAACTTGTTGTTGATCTAGCAAACGAGCCATACGAGCTACAACCATTGCTGGTGAAGCTGTTGCTGTTGGTAGTGAAGTTGCACCTGGCATACGTGCAGTTAGTGGGATAGAGTGATCCCCTGCAGATGACGTTGTGATGTTACCGAAGTCACCCTTCTTTAACTTCATTGAAGAAAGAAGTTCATCTGAACCAGCAGTGATAACAGACTTAGAACCGTTTACGGTTGTGTTAGCTGTATCTGGTGATCCATGTAGTGCTGACTGTTTGAAACCACAAAGGTATCCAAGTACGTCTTGATCATACTGATCTTTTAGACGATACGCTGCACGATCTGTTGCAAGTTGCATAAAGTTTACGTGACTATGCGCTTCTTCAATATCGTCCATTTTGAAAGCAAAGTAGTTAGCTTTGTCAATGGTCAACTGAAAGTCTTCATCGTCTAAGTCTTGTGCTGTGACAGTTGTGCCACGAGTATAAGCTTGCACTGAGATTTCTGGCTCTTTGATAATCTGAACCGTATCCCCTTGTGCGCTTATCTCTCCGAAATAATCGGAGTTAGTTATTTCTCCTACAACAGTACTCTTGCGAAAAGCAAGCTGTACCTGTTTGGAGTAGATTACTGGACTAAAATTACCGTTAGGTAAATTGCCGTAACCTGACGCTGATGAAAAAGCCATGATAAAAATCCTCCATTAGATGTTTGGCTTAAGTTAGTAAGCTAACACTTTGAAAGAGGCTAGTAGTTCTAGGGTGCGAGTACCGTACACGTTGGCCTTTGTGTACAGCATCGGGCCTATACTTAACTAGGTAGGTCTTACTTAGTAGTTGGGCTTAGTTAAGAAAAGCACAAAGGTAGCTAATAATAGGGCTTTATGCTTTTACTTCATAAACATAGTTATATATACTTAATCTACTATGTCAATAGTTTTTTATCGTGCACCACCAGAAATATCATATACAAACTTACCTGATCGTATAGCTTCCATAATATCTTCTGATCGTGCTTCATATTCTTTGGCAGACATTTTCTGTACCTGTGACTCTAAAATCTGTCCTGATACACCTTCGCCATCAATTTTAGTTGTTCTTTTTGTGCTAACTTTTGATGCTGCATCTTTAGTTGTTTTCTTTTTAGCCTTGATGTCCATACCGTTGTCAACCTTAAATAGATCAATAACACGTACAACTGATCTAGGATCATCTTGATTTTCGTATAAAGCGTCCTGTACCCATTTAGGTTGTTCTGCTGCCCAGTTGTGAAAGTCATCGCTCTCACGTAACTCATCGAAGTCGGGATGCATTTTTCTTATTGCATTTTCTGATTTAGTGCGTTGGGTTTCTGCATTAAGTTTATCTATCTCTTGCAGTCTCTTGTCTGCTTTCTCAAACTTTTCCTCTGCTTTTTTAGTAGCAATAGTTTCAACAATGCTTGCTATCTCTGGATATTTTTTAGACCATGCCTCTATACTTTCATCTGAACTAGGTGGACGTAGCTCCCCTTTAGATGCATTTTCCATCTGAGCTTTTAGTTCTTTTATTTCCTCAGACTGTTTGTTTAAATGCTTGCGTAAGTCACTGTACCGTTTTTTATACGTTCTTTCTTCAGCAGATAGCGTTTCTTCTTCAGTTTCTGTATCGGCCTTTTTCGCTTCGGTACTTTCTTCTTGTTTAGGATTGGCTTCTCTCTCCTCCATGAGGGCTTTGAGTTCTGCTTCATCCTGTTCTATGCGTTTTCGATTTGCTGTGAGGGTTGATTTGTTTTGTACAAATCCTGCATTTTTTGGTGTTTCCACTTCTGTTAGTTCTGGCATGTTATTACTCCTTATGTTGGGGCCAGCCGTAGCTGGGTAGCCTTATTGTTATATGGATTTAGTTTTATTTTCCTAATGCTGAATCATCAAAAGATGGACCTTCTGGTGTATCATCTTCTTCATCATCGTCATCATCAGTAACACTTGGTGGTAATAGTTTATCTATATCTATATCACCAGTTTCTGTTTGATAGAAAGGTTGATCTGTTATAGGTATTCCTGTAGAGGTATCTCCACCTGCGTTTGCATCTTGTTGATTGGCTGCTTGCTGTGCTCTAAATAAAATATTATTTGTTTCCTCTGTTAATGGATTGCCATCTGCATCAATACCTTGTTCAAGTAAGCTATTTATTTTTTTATTAATTGAACCTGCTTGTAATCGTTTTATCTTTTTGGCTTGTGTAACAAGACCCATACCTATGCCTGGTGCAAAAGAGTTTCCTACTAAACCTAAAATAAATCTATCTGCAAATGTTACCTTACCTATATCTTCAGTTTTAAGCTTAGACATATCATTAGTATATTTAATAAAATCTTCATGTGTCCATTTATTAGGAGGTGTGTTTTCCCAAGATTTAATTAAAGTAACGCCTCTTCCGTTATCATCATTTCTTATTTGTTCTTCCTGCTGTTGTTGTTCTACAACAGTTTCTCCTTTTAAAGTGTAACCCTCTGGTATGGGTCTAAGAGGTCTGCCATTAAAAAAAACTATCTCTATTTCTGGTTTTGTTGGATGCACATAAGTTTTAAATTCAAAACCAATAAAAATGTTACCAGTGCCACCAAAGCCAGTGGTGTCTTGTATCTTACCGCCCTCGTTCATCTTTTGAGCTTCTTGCTCTACTTCTAGCTCATCATCTCTAAAGAAAGACTCTTCACCTGCTTTGATACGTTTAAATCCTTGTTTAGCTGCAGCTTGTAGGTTCTCAAAGAAAGGTGTGCCATAGTAACGTCTAGTAGCAGCATCTATCATAAACTCGTTGGGGCTTGCCATGATAGGTATATCGTCACGAACTTCTGCTGGTGTTGCACCTATTGGTGCAGTGTTACCACTTACAGGATCTTGTTTCTCACTAAGTATCTCATCCATCTCACGTTTCATAGAACGTGTAGATTGAAACATTGGTGCGTCAGTCTCTGCCATTTATTTCATCCCTTAAAAATGTCAATCTTCTTAGAGCAGCTATCTCACCTTGAGCACGATACACACCTTCTATAGATGTTTCCTGTTCTAGTTTACGCTGTGCTACTTCTATTTTTTCGTTAAGTATTTCAATAAATGAATCCCAAAGAGGTTTATCATTTACTAACTTTTTTATCTTCATGTTCCTGTGAATCCTTGCTCACCTGGAACTGGTGCTGTACCTGTGCCTATAGTTCCACCACCTGCACCTGTAGTATCTGCTACCCCTGTACCTGCAGGAGTTGTTGGAGCAGCTTGAGCTTCAGGTGATGGGGGTGGTGCGACACCTTCAGGTGGTTCTGGTGGTGTAGCAAACTTCTTGAGTATCTCAGCTTGTATAGCTGCATCACCAAGAGAGTTAGTTACTTTGTCTGGATCTAAGTCCATACTCTTAGCTATCTCTCGTATGATGTAATCTGATTTTACAAAAGGTTGTAGCATAGGATTAGAAGCTACACCCAAGAACTGCATTAGACGCTGAGATCTTACTTCGTTAGCCATAAGACTTTCTGTGCCTTGAGCTTTTACTTCTAGATCACCTTTGATACCTTCATCGTAGTCAAACTGCATATTAAATGCAAAGAACGCCCTACCCATTGGAGCAATAAGATAATCATCTACGTTCTTAACTACGTTCCGTATACTACCGTTGGCAGCAGACATGAGCATAGAAATACCAGAGGCAGTACGCCCCACACCCTGTATGCCTGTTTGACCGTGTGCAAAAGATGGAAAGCCTGTTGATTCATCTGCTAATACCCTTGCTTTATCAAATAGCTGCATATTTTCTGCAGCAACGTTTGGAAACTTAGTGCCAAATATGCCTTGACCTGGAGCACCGCCTTGTCTGCGAAAGACCTTGCCAGGATACACAGAGAGGTCTTGACCTGGCACTAGGTTGGTTTCATCTACCTCTATAATAAGATTACCACTTAATGCAGCGTTGTCAATAGCCATACGCATAAAACCGTTCATTAAAGTTTGCGTATCGTCCATGTTTTCTGCAATGCCTACGCCAAAGAAAGAGTATGGGTTTAGTTCATATGGCACAGCATAGTAAGGTATACGTGCTGGTTTAAATGGATTAAGAACTAAACGTAATACTTTACTGTTACATATCCAAGCATTTACACTTAGTTGTTCTGAGTCTTTTAAATCTTTTGGTATCACTACACCATGATCTTCTAGTATAGATGTATCTACGTATCCCCAAAACTCTAGAACTTCGTATCTGTATGGAGCGCTGCTGTACTGTGCATCGTCCTCCATATCTTGTTCCCAGTATTTCTTTTCGTAGGACTCACCCATATCTATGGCTTCATTGATAGACTCCTCTCTAAAGAAAGGTCTAGACTTTAGGCCACGCATTTGAGAGCGTGTCATGCGGTGACGTTCCACTACATACTCTGCTTCATCCATGTTGTACGCATCTGGGTCTGGGTAAAAGTTCCAGATAGATACATGGCTTGTAGATGGTACAGTCTTTACTGTTGGGTCATACTCACCATCTTCGTTCCAGTTAGCGTACTCTTTGTCTATCGCAAACGGACCTTTCATAATCCCTGTGCCGAACAACGCCATCTCAAAAGAAGTGTGGCGCAGTTGTTTATTAGCGCCACTTTCTTCTAACTGATCATGTATTTTCTTTTCCATCTTCTTAGCTGCAATCATAGCAGGATGAAATGTAACTGTGTCCTGTGTAGTGCCTGGACCCTCTATTATTTTATCGGAAGCATACTCTAGCGTATCCTCTATTGGACCCATACGCTTCATGCGGTCATACATGGTTTCGCCAGGTTTCAGTTTATTATCAGGATCAAACAACAATGTAACTGGGGGTTTTTTACCAAAGGCATCTTCTAACTGATCTTGTGCTTGTTCAGTCTGTGGGTTGATGCTGATGTGCATAGACTCAGCTACACCTTCAGGTAGTGTTGTAGGATTAACTGTAAGGGGGAAACGAGAGCTACCAAACAAAACATCAACAATCTGCCCATACGCAGCTAGTGTTTTAGTTTTAGTAACCTTGATAAATACGCGAGACTTTTCAGTTTCAGTAAACTGTACGTCTGTATTGTATAAGCCACGGTAGTTTCTGTAGGCACGTAGCCACCTATTTTCATCTGCAAACCTAGCATCCTCTGCTCTATTAAACTTTGAAGTAACAAAAGCAACCACACCTTGTGCATCTAGGTCATCTGTTTCTTGGATTACAGACACTTCATCTGTTTCAAATAGTTCACCTTGTTCGTTATCTGTTGTATCCATTATCGGTCATCCTTTTCAAAACAGTCAAACTGTAGTCCGTAATATTGATTTTCTTCATACTTTTGCCAGTTAGCATTATCAACTATTATATTACACTGTTCTTGTGTAAACGTTTCTTGCATTATATATTGATTGCCAGTGTAAACCCACTCTTGTCCTGTATGACCCCATATACTTATTACAACTACAAATGTTTTCATTGTTAGTATCCAAAGGTTTTATCTGCAGCTTGAAAGCCTGTTCTGTGAGACATGGGGTTGTAATCCCATAAAGAACTACGTGGCCTTGTCATTATACCATAACGTAAAGCATCATACAAGTGGTCTTCTGCATTTGTATCTACATCCTCTGGGTTCTTTTTATCTAAAGGTATCCCTGGAAGTTGTGCTATCATATTGTTGCAAGTAGAGAAGAACACTAGTCTTGGCTCCTCAGTAAACTCGTCTACTTGCAAACGGCGGTGAAGCTCATTTTTACCTGCCACCCTTGAACCTTTAGATCTATCAGATGGCCTCCAACGCAAGCCTTTCTGATTCATCTGTTCAGCCAATGAAGGGCCAGTGTCTCCACGTTTATGCCACAGGGAGCTATCCAACACACCGTACCTGATATTGTCATCTTGTTCTGCATCTAATATCATATCCGCTAAATCTGTTGCCGTAACTCTTGAACAGTATAACTCTCTGTATACTACTAGCTGTTCACTTGGACTTACTGCCAACCAAACAACTCCTGTGTAACTTCCGTAGCCATAATCACATGCCCTAAACCTTGCCCAGTTTTTAGGTATGTCGTAAGGTTCGACTACGTGTATCTTTCTATTAAACTCAGGAAATGCTGCTCCCTCGTTTACATCCCAGTTCCCTTCTAGTAACTGCTTTCTTTGATGTTCTGGGAGTGATAGAAGCATGGCTTCGTAATCACCACTCTCAGCTAAATAAGGATTATCAAAGAGACTAGCAGGTATGAACCTTCTTTTGAATAGGGGTTGACCAGCTTTGCTATGCCCTTGTGGAAACTTCAGAACCTCACTAGTCTCTATGTCCGTTGCCCAGAATGGCGTATTAGGCTTTGCTGGGTCAATGAACATCTTCTTAACCCAAGAGTGACCTGGACCACCTGGGTTTGTAGTTGCTCTCATGTACAGACCTATATCTTTGTTTGCACTACGTAGTCGGGATCGCATGTAGTTCCAAGAGTAAGGACTGTTCCACTGTGTTAACTCGTCAAATGCTACGTAATTAAACGCCTGACCTTGATAGCGCATTACGTCTGTATCTCTATCCAAGTACGACATCCAAAGTGTGCCACCTCTTGGTGTAGTCCATTGCGACTTACGCTCAGACCACTTTATGTTAGGTATTGCTTTAGGGTATAGCTCTTGGCTTTTCTGTATAAGTTCCCTAAGTTCTTCTGTTGTGTGTCGTACAAGTAGCCCACTAAAGTCTGGACTATTTAAGTTTCGTAACGGATCAGCTAGTGTCGCATAGCTCTTTCCGCCTCCAGCTGCCCCACCATATAGTACCTCACGTTCAGAAGACGCTAGATATTGTGTTTGTGGACCAGGATTAGGTTGAAATACAACACTCTGTGCGTGGTCTACATCGTACTCAGGTGGCTTTACTTGCGCTGGTTTAGCTTCAGTCTTCTTCGTAGGTGTAGGAGCCAGGTCTTTCTTTTTCGAGGATCTCAATTTGACGGAGCGTTTTTTCGAGCCTTTTGGCATACTGGCGTTTAATCGCAGTAATCCTCTTTCGCTTTCTTTCGACATCTAATCTTTTTTTTAACCCATCGTGTGTTATACTTCTACCTGACTGTGTTGTTAGCCACGCAGCTACTTGTCTTAAACTATATTGCTTTACGTGTTTCTTTGCAAGCTCTAGTAGTTCTAACTGTTCTGGGATAGGGTTTAGCCAATCCTCATCCTCTGGGTCTACCTCGTATCCAAAAGGTATATTTTTACTTACCTTCGGAATCCTCTGCCACAGTTTTACTTTAAATGGAACTTTAGGTAGTGTCCAATATTCATACTGTAGGGGTCTTTCACTCGTCAGATTCTGCATTGGTATCCTCTTTAGGTGGCAAGATAAACAAACCTCCTGTAGACTCTACTGATACTTTCTCTGTTTTAACTACACCTGCACGGTCAAGTATCTGACCTGCAGCCATCAATGTTTCTTTTATACCTAACTGGGTAGGATCGTCCAAAGCCCTACCATAAGCGACTGCAGCTTTGGGTCCAATCCTTGACATGTACGTTTTAGTAGCGTCAAATATCTCATCCTTCAATGCCTCCACTATAGATGTAGTGGGAGTGTTGTCACTATAACCTGCTAACTTCTTAGCCGTAACAGCATCCCCACCTGCTTCCTCAAATAGAACTTCTAGGAACTTAGTTTGTTTCTCATTTAAAGTTCGTGTCATTTTACTTTCCTGTAGGCTCTGGTTTTTTTTGCAATTTTCTTAGGTTGAGCCACATGCTGCTTACCTGCCTTAGTGCCTTTTCGTTTTGCTCTGGTTGTAGCGGCATACTCAGCAGGGCTAAGAGACTTAATAGCCGCACTAGGTAAATAACGCTCACCAGTTTTAGCACTAGGCTTCCCACTTTTAGTACGCCACTTTTGTTTTGTCCATGACTTTAAACTTCTTTGAGACTTTTTAAGTGCCATATCAAGCCTTGCAGTCACATCCACACTTGCCATTACACAAGCATTTCCAGTTTAGTATTGCTCTAAGTAATCTTCTAAAGTACCTTTTCATCTGTACCCTCCACCTTTTGCTTTGTATTGTTTTGCAAGCATCTGTGCTTTCCTGGCGCTCCACTGTCCAGGTTTTCCACCTTTGCTGCCAGCTTTAATGGAAGAAAACAAACGCTTACGCATAGTAGGCTTAGTATAATTACCTGCCTTGTTAACGGTTGATTTTTTTGCTGATTTTGCCACGAGTAATACCTATGTCTTTTAGTTGTTAGTCTGTTATTAATCTTGTCCACATAAACTATCCTTTCTTACATTAGTTGTGTACTAAGGATAGTTTTACATATATGTGGACAAGATTAAATAGACATTATTGCATAACCGTTATGTTAAATACAAACTTATGTAAACGGAGTTGCTGCAGTACCGTCACCAAATAGATGACCTGTTACCACCCACTTAGAATCAGTGATACATGTGTACTTAATCATACCACCAATAAAGCGTCCTTTAGTATCACCGTCAGCTACAAGCTGGTGATCTGCTGCTGCAGGACAAGCAAACGCTAGAGTGTCAATGTTTTCGTTTAGTGCAGCTAAACCACCGACTTCATCTTTGTCAATCATAGTAATCATACCTTGTAAGGTATCTGAACTTGACGCTGCATCAATTTGCATTGTTCCTGTAAATGTTGTACCTACATGGAACTCATAGGTTAGTCCTGCTGCTGCTGCAGGTAGAGTTATAGCAATACCACCTGCTCTGTTAAGAGTAAAGATAGTTCCTGACTCTGCTGCTGTCACTGTTTTAGTAGCATCTTCGATACTTGTTATCGCTGCTTTGATAGTAGTGAGGGTAATAGGTGTTTCGTATACTTCGATACCCTCTTGCCTTGTTGCCGTTGCTGACATTATTTGTCTCCTTTATAAAACATACCAGACTTTCTGTAGTCTGTTTTTCCGTTGTTAATCATGCCGCCTCTGTTCTTGAAGCCCATTTTGTTTCGTACCTCTGTAGGAAGTTTGCCTAAGCCTTTGTTTCCTGCTGGTACATCTTTTAGTTGACCACCTTTAGACATACCCATAGTCTTTGGTTTATCTTTAGGTTTACGTTGTTGTTGACCCATCATCATACTACGCTGTCTTTCTTGATCTGCTTGTGTAGGATTATACATAGGTTGTATAGGATTTATAACGTTAGTGTCTTTAGTTCTCATAACGTTACCCTTTCATAAGTTTATAACCTTTGGCTTTTGCTGCTGAACGAAGGCTAGCTAAAGTCATACCTGACACTTTACCACCGTTAGCCATACCTTTTTTCTTCATGGTTTTAACTTTACCGCCATTAGCCATACCTTTTTTCTTCATAGCTTTGACTTTACCGCCATTAGCCATCTTCTTTATTTTACCACCTTTAGCCATGCCTTTTTTCTTCATAGCCATTTTACCACCTTTGGCGTAACCTTTTTTCATTTTGCCGCCTCTAGCCATACCTTTCTTTTTCATCTTTCTCATAGTCAGTCCTCACTGTATAGATTGTTAAACACTCGTTGCGTATCCCAAACGTACTCTACGTCTTGCTTAGAGTGAAATATGTTTTGGTTAGGTTTAAAGTCAGGTGCACCTTCTCCAGCTTCAAACCATGCAGGGTGAGTTACCCTCACTCTATTATTAGGCAACGCAACCATGTTGCCAGTATACTCACCTGCGTCTAACAACTCCAACACGTGTGATTGTTTGTGCTGCGCTGGGTCATCTGCTACCTCACTGCTTGTGTAATCCACAGTAAAGTAGTACTTTGCAGGATAAAACTCATTGTCTATCTTAGCTATCCACGGAGCAGGAGTTGCTCTGTCTATTACATAAACGGAGTGGGTGTGTGACATACAATCCCACGGTTGCGCTAAGTAAGGTGGAAGTTCTTGGGGCCACTCCTCTAAAGGGGTATCTGCAACGAGCGCAGTTAGCGGCATCCTAGCCCACATTGCTCCACCGTGCACATTAGGGCTATCTTCTTCGTCATCGGACTCATAGCCAGTAAATATTACTTGAAAGCTTAGTGTCCTGTTAGGCATAGTCGTAACTGCTACAACCATACAATGCAAGAACTCGCCATGATATTCCTGCATATTCTTTGTGTATTCTCTTCTTACCCACGCTTTGAAGTAGGGTACATTACTTTGTAGATACGCCATCTTTTTTGTGTTTCCTTCGCAAGTCTGCTTTAGCTTGTTTGAAGACGTTAGCTATAGCTGTCTTCCCCATAACTTTAGCACGTTGTTCAGCTACTGTCAATATCTGAATCTTTCTTGCGTAGGGTTTCTTGATGCGTTTTACTTTAGCTACTGTAGCTCTAGCGTCAGCCATCGTAGCAAACTTAATTGACACTGTATCTTTTGGATTTTCATCCGTGTATAGTCTGCGTCCAGACCCTTTAGGTTTTTTACCTGTTCCTACTTTTGGGTCTTTTTGCTTTGCCATTACCAACTATACCTTTTAAAGTTTTTGCTTGTCCTGCATGTAGCTTAGAGGCTTTGTTCAAACCTTTAATTACTTTTTTTACTTTTGCCTTACCTCTTCTTGTTAGAGCCATTTTTTTTCCTCTTTGCTTTACTAGGTAGTAAACCTTTACTAACTGCACGAGCACGTTCAGAAAAACCCATCTTTTCTCCTGTACGTATCTTTCGTTTGATAGTAGATACTTTAGCTACCATGCTTTGCAGGACCAGTATCTTGCAGTAAATTTATCTTTTGCTGTATCACATTTGTGTCGAGCACGAAAACTTTTACGTGCAGCAGCGTTGTCTTTACGGATAGGCATGTTAGGATCTCCAAAGCGAACTACTTTTACTTCGTCACCCTTCTTAGCTAAAACGGCTGACTTCTTAGATTCACCTGATAGTCGTTTAACTTTGTTGTACCCTGGGAATATCTCACCACGATACTTTAGTTTACCACTTGGGAGTCGTTCTACATCTTTAGTTGTTGCCATTAGTAAACCTCAACTAGTTATTAAAGCTAGTGTAATTAAACCCATCCATACAGTAATTACTGCCACTGTTAAATATGTATTCATAGTTCTACCTTTTATTTTCTAGGATCAAGCATTTCCATATGTTCACGATTCATAAACTTCAAACTGTTCTCCATTAAAGCCATGCGTTGTTGCAAAGCAGTAATAGCGCCTATAGTTTTAGTTAAGCTTTCTGTTTCTTCCCACAGTTCTTCTATCTCAGCAAATGCACCATCAATATAATCCATATTTTCTAGCACATCACGCTTTAGATTAACGCTATCTTCTACAGCCATCTTACTGGCAAACTGTTCTACTGTTTCTTCTAGGCTTGATATAGTAGCAGCTTGTTGTGATACCCACCACACACCACCTGCTAGTTGTACACCCATTGCTACTACAAGTGCTATAGGTAGTTTTACGTTATCCATCTGCATATTCCCTCTTTCTGTCAGGGTCTAACACTTCGTGTCTCTCTAAATGTCCTTCTAGGTACATAGCTCTTTCTACATGATCTAATGTGTACCACTCTCCAGTACGATTATAGATAGCTTCTCGTACATAGAATACATCCGACTTAGGGATGTGTACTTTTTTCATAGCATACGAGTTATTAGATGCTAATGCGTTGTAAAAATCCTCTAGAACACTTTCACTTTGACATAGTTGTACTCTTTTATTTCTCATTGTCAACACATATTTAACCTGTCAGAGGAAAAAAGTGTTACAGATACAAATATGGTAGGGAGAGAGGAGACACATGGGAGGAGCTTTACCACACTGTGTCTGTAACACTTATAGTTTAACTATAGTTTAGTTATTATTATAGTTATAACGTAATAGTATCATAGTTTAACTAGTAGTGTCAATATATTTATTTAATTAATTGGTAGTTTAACTTTAAGTTTAACTATTTTATAATCGTTTTATAGAAGTTTTAACTTTAAAGTTTAACTAAGCTACTTCTACTTCGTAGTTTTACACGGATTTACACCCAAGTCAACCCTAAAAGTACACCTAGTTGCATTATTATCACGGTGTGTAGCCCTTTGTATACACTAAAATAGGGCAAAACTCAAAATCTGGTGTGTTGCAGTGTACATATACATATACGGTAGACCCCCCGATGGCCCTCGCACGGTACAAAACGTGAACAAAACTAGAACTGGAGAACAAAAAAAGAACGAATCAGGTACAAACCTGGATTTTATTTTCTTCAATATGTAAAACTCCGGTGTAAAGCATTGTATTTACTACATAAAATTACAGATGAGTTGTCAGTATCTAGAGAATATGTGAAAAAAAGAGCGAATATTTCACGGGAAGTAAAGTCTTTGAAATGGATGCACAAAACACCTAGCAAAACAAAAAGAAAAAAAAGCACACATATTAATACACGAAAAAAAGTACACCCCATATCAAAAAAAGTACTTGCAATTATTTTCAAAGTATGGGCATGATAAGAACATGGAAAGCTGAACATCGCTAAACACTCGAAAGATTAAGTTTACAACATGAAGCACCTGCAAGCCCTAGCAATCAAGAGGGGTAAGAATACAAAGACTAAACAAACTAAAAATAAAACTTGACTAACTAAACTAAAAATTACAGACTGAATATAACACAAGATAAGTCGTTTGGAAAAGACGCACAAAGACAAGTAATAACTTGATAGTCGGACAGCTGGCAGTTACGCTGAGTATACGACAGTAGAAATGTGAAAGCCCATTTCGTAGCGCATGGATACCGTGATGACGATTGCCAAAAGAAAAAGCTTGATGTTTTTTGTGAGGGTACAGCCAGGATAATTGCAGCCAACTGCAACTTGTGCTTGACACATGGTTTTGGCTGTGCCTTACTGAAAATATTAAACAGGAGGTGATACAATGTACTTTGTTCATAGAAAAGGGTCTAACCTATACGTCAATCTTTCAGCAACATTAGGTTGTCATCAAAGCTTAGAAAAAGCAAAAATTGACGCATTATATAAAGCTGGTGAATATGATCGTGACATGATAGTTACAGATAAATTTGGATGCAAAAGATACGAAGTAAATTTAGAAGATTATAAAGACTAAGAGGTGATACATGACTAAGATAATAGATAGCTTCATGACATATGTGCAGAACATAGATAATGTTTACGCACTATGTACAGAAGAAGAACAGCAACACGGCATGACTTGGTATGCAGATGCCAAGTCTAGCGCCTACGATATATGCGACAAGTACGAGTTACCACTACACATTGTAGTCGGTGTAATAGCTGCACTAAGTCCGACTAATAAATGGGATATGAATTTGCGCAATGCAGACGATATGTGCCGTATCTTTACGGAGGGTGGCTATGTTGAAGAGTGTAAACCTAGCACGTACAACACGATGCGAGACAAGGCTTGGTCTATACTACAAAGTATGCCACATACTAATGGTGATGTAGCGTTTATATTACGAGGCCCAAAAATTACAGACTTCTTTTGGTGTATCTTAGGTGACGATACATGCGTAATTGACGGACACGCTTGGTGTATTGCCAACTATGACAGACGCAAGTTACAAGACGTGCCAAACATAGGCAAAGCACTACGACAAGAGCTACAAGAAGCTTACAGAAGTGTAGGGCTAAAGTACAATATGAAAGCATACGAAATGCAAGCTGCTACATGGTTAGCATGGAAAAGAATACATAACGTATAGGAGAATATACAATGCAATTTAAATGTGAAATAAATATGGATAACGCTGCATTTGACGATGGTAAGCATCATCTTGAGCTATCTATATTGCTTAATAAAATGGCAAGACTGTTTTATGAGCTTGAACCTAAAGAACTCTACAAAATAATTCGAGACACCAACGGACAAAAAGTTGGACACTGGGAAATAAAAGTTTGACAACTAAATAAAAGTATGATTTAACTTAACTACAAACAAAAAAAGGAGACACACAATGTTTGTAATATTCGCCACTAAGCCACTTAACGATGGCACTAACGGTTTTCGCTTCAACTTCTTAGGCTACAAAGGCTTAACACGTAAGCGTAAGCACACAAGCAGGGGCTACAAAATCAACACTGGTGGTTGTATGAAAGCCATACACTTAGGCAAACGCACAGTGTACTTAGAGCACAACTCTACGCCACGCAAG